CTACAAGCAGGAATACGAACGCTATCAGGGCACCCCTGAACAGCTCAAGGCCCAGTCCGAACGGCATAAGGCCCGCCGGGCATACGAGAAGGCACACGGCGACCTGCCAGCAACCGTGGATGTGGACCACAAGAAGGCCATGTCCAAGGGCGGCTCGTCCAAACTCAGCAATCTGCGGGCGGCCCCGCAGTCGGAGAACACCGGCTTCTCCCGCACAAAAACAGGCGCGATGAAATCGCAAATTTCCAAGCGCGAGCGCAAAAAGTAATGTACGATTTGGATGTCAGTTGGTTCTGACATTCATGATTCTCCTAGATGGTTTGGCCCGGTAGTTCGCTACCGGGCCACTTTTTCCGTCCGTCAATTTTTTCTATTCAAAATGATTACGCACATCGAACTTCTTACTCGCTTCCACTACTGCCCCACAACCGGGCAGTTTTTCCGCATCACAGCCAAAGGGCGACGCCCGGCAGGTACCCGCAACTCGTGTGGGTACATTCGCATCGTCATCGACCGTAAAGCGTACCTAGCGCACCGCCTTGCGTGGCTTTATGTGCATGGACGTTTCCCTGCGGCAGACACTGACCATATCAACGGCGACCGCGCCGATAACCGTATCTCCAATCTGCGGGATGTGCCTAGATCGGTAAATGCCGCTAACCGCCATACGGCAAACAAAAACAATGCGTCTCACGTGTTGGGAGTTAGTGCACGGCGCAACCGCTGGGTAGCCCAGCGCTCAATACAAGGAACGAACCGCTACCTCGGTATGTTCGATACCGCAGAAGCCGCGCAGCATGCGTATGCGGCTGCCACACAAACCCAAGGAGAGCAAACTTGCAAGTAATCCAAGACAGAGCGCTTCTGTTTAACACGCGCAAAGCAGGGCAGATCACTGCCATCATCCCCAAAAGCAAGGTCGTTGCAAGCAACGGCGATGTCGACCAGCTACTGGTCAACTGGGATTTTGACGAGGTGCAACTGCTCCGCAATATGGGTATCAAGGATGTGCCGAGCCCCATCCGAGGCAGGTACAAATGGCCGGGCATGTTCTCCCCGTTCGACCACCAGCGCACCACTGCAGACTTCCTCACACTCAACCCCCGGTGCTTCGTGTTCAACGAGGCTGGCACAGGCAAGACCTCTGCGGCGGCGTGGGCGGCCGACTACCTCATGAACCAAGGCAAGGTCAAGCGCGTGCTGGTGGTGTGCCCCGTGTCCATCATGGAGACTGCGTGGCGCTCTGACTTGTTCAAGACCGTGATGCACCGCACAGTGGCCATCGCCCAAGGCTCCAAGACCCAGCGGCAAGCGGTCATCAAGGGCAACTACGAGTTCGTCATCATCAACTTCGACGGCGTGAAAGTCGTGACGCAAGAGCTGATCGACGGCGGGTTCGATCTCATCATTGTCGACGAGGCCAACGCCATCAAGACCGTGCAGACCGAACGCTGGAAATGCTTGGCCGCTCTGGTCAAGCCCAATACCCGACTGTGGATGATGACCGGCACGCCCGCCTCGCAGTCCCCGCTCGATGCGTATGGCTTGGCCAAGCTGGTGAACCCCGACGCTGTGCCCAAGTTCTTCGGCTCGTTCCGCGACCGCGTGATGATTAAACTCTCGCAGTACCGGTGGGTGCCGCGTCAAGACGCGCAAGCGATCGTGCACCAAGTCCTGCAACCAGCGATCCGCTTCACCAAAGCAGACTGCCTTGACTTGCCTGACATGCTGTACTCCACGCGGGAGGTGCCGCTGACGCCACAGCAGACCAAGTACTATGACGCAATCAAAAAGCAAATGGCCGTCATCGCGGCTGGCGCGGAAGTCACGGCGGTCAACGCAGCATCCATGCTCAACAAGCTGCTCCAGATTTCGCAAGGCGCGGTCTACACGGACGATCGGGACGTGGTGGAGTTTGACGTTGACAACCGAGTCAACGAGCTGCTCGACGTGATTGCTGGCACCAACGAGAAGGTGCTGGTGTTCGTGCCCTATCGGCATACGCTGGAGATGCTGGATGACCGCGTACTCAAGGCTGGGTACAGCACGGCAACCATCCACGGCGGCGTGGCCGCAACCAAGCGGGCCGAGATTATCAAGCAGTTCCAGACCGAAGACGACCCCCGGGTTCTCATCATGGTGCCGCAAGCAACCGCACACGGAATTACCCTAACCCGCGCCAACCAAGTGGTGTGGTGGGGTCCAGTAAGCTCCACGGAAATCTACTTGCAAGCCAACGCCCGAGCGCACCGCGCAGGGCAGAAGAACTGCGTTACAGTCACGCACTTGCAGGGCAGCCCAGTGGAGCGTCGCATGTACACCCTACTGCAAAGCAAGGTTGATCTTCATCAGGCGCTGGTCGATTTGTACAAACAGGAGATTGCAGAATGAGTGTCATCGACTTTACAAAAGCCCGACAGGAGAGGGAGCCGCACGTAGCTGGAACCCTGTATTGTGCGGCGTGCGACCACGAGTGGACTGCGGTTTGGCCCCAAGGCACTACCGAGTTCCAATGCCCCGAGTGCAAGAGCATGCGCGGGCGCAATAAGTTTGATGTGGCACCGGCGCCCGGCACGCAAGTTTGGAGCTGTACCTCATGCACTAATCAGTTGTTCAACCTTCTGCCGGACAGGGTGCACTGCCCCGGATGCGGAAATCAATGGGGCTACGACGAACTTTCCCCTTGACGACAAGATTTGACACTGTATAATTTCTATTCGTTCAAAATAAATCAACAGGAATCATCATGGATGCAAACACACTGGTAAAGGTCTACGTCAAGATTCGTGACGCCAAGGCCGCAAAACAAAAAGAGATGGAAGCAGAGATCGCCGTCCTCGACGAGCAGCTGGGCACCATCGAAGCCGAGCTGCTTGAGCTGTGCAAGACCACAGGCCAAGACGGCGGCAAAACACAATTCGGATCGTTCCGACGATCTGTTAAGACCCGGTACTGGACTTCCGATTGGGACAGCATGTACCGGTTCATCAAAGAGCACGATGTGCCAGAGCTTCTGGAGCGTCGCGTAAGTCAGACAACCTTCAAGGAGTTCTTGCAGGCCAACCCTGACAAAATGCCCGAGGGCATGAACGTAGACTCGCGCTACGCCATCACTGTCACCCGAGCACGTTAAATCAACCAAGGAAATCAACATGAGCAATATGACACTTTTCAAATCCGGTTCCGTTATCCCCGACTACTTGCGTGAGGCATCTGACGCAACAACCAAAGACATCGCAGGTTCGTCCGGCGGTAAGCAAATCTCCATCAAGGGCGGCGTCTGGCGCATGGTGGTGGGTGGTGAAGAAGTCGCGAAGAACGAAGAGCGCTCCATGAACATCGTGGTGATCTCTGCCGGTAAGGGTGTGTCCCGCACGTTCTACGCGGACAAGTACGAAGAAGGCAAGGACATTAAGCCCGCCTGCTGGTCTGCCGAAGGCGTGGTGCCCAACGAAGAAGTGCCAAACCCACAAGCCAAGGCGTGCGCCACCTGCCCTCAGAACATCGAAGGCTCTGGTGATGGCAAGTCCCGCGCCTGCCGTTACAGCAAGCGTCTGGCCGTGGCTTTGGAGAACGACATCTCCGGCAACATCTACCGCCTGTCGGTGCCCGCCAAGTCCTACTTCGGCAAGGCTGACGGTGACAAGATGCCTCTGCAAGCCTACGGCAAGTTCTTGTCTGGCCACGGTATCCCAATCACTGGCGTCGTGACCGAAGCTCGCTTCGACACTGCTGAGGCTGTGCCTGTCCTGAAGTTCCGCGCTGTGCGTCCGCTGGCTCGTGAAGAGTGGGATGCTGCCAAGGCCCAGAGCCTGACCGAAGATGCCAAGCAAGCCGTCGAGTTCAAGATGGTGCCAAGCAAGGCAGAGACCAGCCAGCCTGCGCTGCCCGCAGCGTTCAAGGAAGCTGACATCCCAGCCAAAGCCGAAGCCGCCCCTGAGAAGTTGCAAGCCGAAGACGTGGCTGAGCCAGTCAAGCGTCCTACCAAAGCCAAGGCTGAGGCCGCACCAGTGGCAAACCAGAAAGTCGCGGATATTCTGAGCGATTGGGCAACCGACGATGAGTGATAGAACCCGGGGGTATGACTCCCTCTTCATCCGCAAGGTAGAAGAAGCCGACCAAAAGCCAGTTGTTCTGCAGCTGGCCGATGTGTGCATCGAGAAAAACATTCCCGTCACGGAAGTGGCTGTGATGTTCGGTGTGACACGGGCGACTGTCTACAACTGGATGACGGGGAAGACTGCACCAAACCCTCGGTATCTGGCTCTGATTCCAAAGGTCACCGCACGTTTGTCCAAACGTAAGTGATCGCGCCCAGCGGGGCGGTGGGTCTTCCTGCCGCCCCATTTTTATTCCAGTTACCCGCGAGGTTATGTGACTGACTTTCTCAATTCCGTTCTGCCCACACAGGGCATGTACTGCACGGTGGGAATCCGGTCCGGTGTAGTCAAGCAATCGTTCCAACCCACGATTGATGACGTTGATGCTGTTGGTACAGCGCTTGATGCTGCTGGCGTGGATGCGTACTTCGCACTCGCCACGTTCAAAGACGACTCAAGCCGCAAGGCTGATAACGCAGAGTTCCTGCGTGCGTTCTTTCTCGACTTGGATTGCGGGACGGGCAAGCCCTACGCTGACCAAGCTGCTGCTGCACAAGCACTCTCCATCTTCATCACAGACACCGGGCTGCCAAGCCCCACAGTGGTCAATTCAGGCGGCGGCCTGCACGTATATTGGCCTCTCACCGAAGACGTAGCCGTAGCCGACTGGCTGCCGCACGCAAGATCACTCAAACGCTTGTGCGTCGAACAGAACCTGCACGCAGACCCTGCGGTGACTGCGGACTCTGTGCGTATCCTGCGTATCCCCGGCACCAACAACTTCAAGGGCGGCCAGCGTCGTCCGGTGCAGATCATCGCCCAAGGCCAACCGACGGACCTCAACGTGTTCATCGATCGCCTTCCCGCAGCTCCTGCGGACTTGTCGGCTGCCAAGCAGTACGGCATGGACGCTTCGACTCGCGAGATCGCTGGCGGCGAGTTCCCCAAGTGCATGTTCTCCCGCGTGGCAACGCGCAGTGTGAATGGCACGGGCTGTAACCAGATCAAGCACGCGTTAGTGGATGCCGCCACTTTGGAAGAGCCCCTGTGGCGTGCCGCCCTGTCGATCGCAACCCGTTGCGAAGACCGAGTGATCGCAATCCACAAGCTGTCCCAAGCCCACCCCGGTTACTCGCCTGAGAACACTGAAGCGAAAGCGGCGGAGACCAAGGGCCCGTACACCTGCCAGTGGTACAAAGACAACTACCCCGAAGGGTGCCGTGGGTGCACCCAGATCGTCAGCAGCCCAATCCTGATCGGTAAGGTTGTTGAAGAGGCTCAGGTCACGGACGACCAGTACGTGATCGAGAAAGAGGAAGACGCTGAGTCCCCAGCAGTTTCCTTGACGATTCCGGCGTACCCCTTCCCGTACTTCCGTGGCGCCAATGGCGGCGTGTTCCGCAGGGACCGCAACAAGGACGGCGACGACATCGAGGTTGAAATCTACCCTGACGACCTGTATCTGACAGAGCGCTTCTACGACTCCGACGAAACCGGCTCGGGTGACGGCGAGATGGTGGGTATCAATCTGCACATGCGCAAGGACGGCGTGCGCCGCTTCTTCGCCCCAGTCACCTCTTTGTTTGCCACCGATAAGCTGCGCGACGTGCTGGTGCGCAACGGGGTCATCGCCTACGGTAAAAAACTGGAACTTCTCATGGCTTACTTCGCCTCTGCTATTCGCAAGCTGCAATCACAATACTCTGCAAACCGCACGCGCAACCAGATGGGCTGGACCCCTGACCTGCTGGGCTTCGTCGTTGGCGAGATCGAGTACACCTCCGCAGGCATGAAGCTGGCACCCCCGGCCAGTGGAACCCGCGAGCTGGCCGCACACTTCAAGCCCACTGGGTCCTTGGATGTGTGGAAGTCGATCGCCAACTTCTACGACCGCGAAGGGCTGGAGCCTCATGCACTGGCACTGTTCTTTGGGTTCGGCTCCCCCCTGCTGAAACTCATGGACGGCAACGCGGTCAAGGGCGCGATGGTGCACCTCAAGCACAACGGTTCTGGCTCCGGCAAGACCACGGCTCAGATGGTGGCCAACTCGATCTTCGGGCACCCCGAAGACCTGTTGATGAAGAAGGAAGACTCGTACGCTTCCAAGATGCACCGGCTCGGCATGATGAACAGCCTGATCTACACGGTCGATGAGATCACCAACGAGAAGGCAGAGATTCTGTCGGACATGGCCTACGGCTTCACGTCTGGCCGCGGCAAGCACCGCATGGAGTCTCAGACCAACAAGATGCGTGCAAACCACACCGTCTGGTGCAACATCACACTGACCTCTGGCAACGCCTCGGTAACGGACGTCCTGCAACAGTACAAGAGCACCGCCGATGGCGAGCTGCGCCGCGTGCTGGAGATTGCAGTGCCCAAGTACACCGGTGCTTCCAAGCAAGAGATCGACGCCGTGTTCAAGCAGCTGAGCGCAAACTACGGGGTGGCTGGCCCAGTCTTCATCGAGTACGTGCTGACCCACATGGATGAGGTGCGCAGCCTGCTGTCCAAGATGCAGACCAAGATCGACGGCGCCATGAAGCTGGACCAAGCTGACCGGTTTTACTCGTCTATTCTGACCTGCGCGTTTGTTGGCGCACTGATCTCCCAACGTCTGGGCCTGCACAACATCACGATCAATCGTGTGTATGAGTTCGCACTGGCACTGGTGGAGCAGAACCGGTCTGCCGCTAAGGCTGATCTGGGCGACCCAACGATCATTGCGCAAGAGACGCTGGCAGCGTTCGTCAACGAGAACGTCAACAACGCACTGGTGGCCACGGCCACGCCTATCTCTGGCATCCCAGAGCGTCCAGCCATCGCACCAAAGGGCCCGCTGCGCATGCGGTACGACCCGGTGACCTGCGAGTTGGCGATCGCTGTGCCGGAGTTCCGCAAGTTCTTCTCGCTGCGTCAGGTGGACGTGAAGGACAGCATCCAGCGACTGCACGCCGCCGGGTTCATGAAGTTCGACGGCAAGTCCCACCCAGTTCGTTTGGGCGCTGGCGCGATCGGGGGCCTCACCGGTATCCC